TACCGCTGAAGCGGCAACTGTATTTTCAGTCCACGATATTTGTCCAGAACCGTTTGTCGTTAAATAATCTGCGTTATCTCCATCCGCTGTGGGCCATTTCTGCCCGTCTAAAACTATCTCTCCAGCACCATTTGGAGTTATTGTTATATCTCCGTCTGTATCAGTGCTTATTAAAGCGTTACCACTGATATTTAGATTGGAAGTAGCGTTAAAGGCAAGTGGTAAAACAAGCCATGAGCTTCCGTTCCAAACTTTCCAAAGCGAGTTGGTTGTATCTCTCCAGAAGGTTCCTACCTGTTTGCTGGATGGGGCTGATGTTCCATTATGAATAGTGACAACCGCCTCATCAACGTCAGGGAAACTTGCCCCGATAGTTGACTTAATCAATCGCAGATGGTCATCACCCTTCGACCTTAAATCACTGCCAGTCGGATTGGTTGAAACCAACGAATCGATATATGTTCCAGTTTCTAATCCCATCTCTTATTCTCCTAGTTTTCTACTACGACAACCCACGTTGTTGACTGTTCCGTTACGTCAGCCCACGTTGTCGATTGCTCTGATTGGTCAACCCAAGTAGTCACGATACAAATTGATCTGCGCGTACAGTCAAGGCACTGCCTGACGCACGGTCACGATCATCCTCTGCTTGAATAGCGTTAATTGCTGCGTTAAATAATTCTGTATATTTTAAAATTGCCTGATCGTTTGAGCTATACGAGTTGAGTTCTATCAGCGAAGCATACAGCAAGGTGTCGGGGTTCGCTGTCAACATAAAATTAGTCGTAGCAGCATCCGTTAACGGTGCAGGTGCTTGGTAGTATAACATCTCCATCTCGTAAACCGCGTCAGGTTTAGGACCGACCCTAACCTCGTCACCCACTATGCTGTAGGCGCGTGGTTGGCCAGTCTTATTGCCTGCCCACCTTTCGTCCATCTGTTCTGGACTGAAAAATGTCAGGTCAGTCAGCGGAGTAGTGTTCAATTTAAAACTCCGCATCTGTAAAAAGTTTGTAGGCAACCCGTAATATTCTTGACTTGCTACCGTATCCGTAGTCACCCGTGTTTCCATCTTCCGAATACGCAGGTTACGGTTGACTCGCATCTCTGCCAGCCGAATAAAATCAGGGATAGTTGCGTCTAGGTCGGTTCGCTTCGACCAAGTCTTAACCGCTGTCTGTAGTTCCGCGTAAGTTCCGATTGCCATTTACAACCACTTGCCCCCAGTTCGAAATGCCTTCTGGTCTGGGTCGTTCAGCCATTTCTTCATTGCTTTTTTGTCACCCCAGATTCCGTCCTTCATCAACCTGTCAATAACAATATTCGGGATAGTAGCGACTTTAGTCCAACTCTCTTTATACTTTAATTCACTATTGCGCTGAATGTCAAACTCGTTGCGCTCTGCCTTGTTTTGTTTCAGTATCGGGGCGATGTCTTGGGTGCTTTCGACTATGAGCTTTTCATCGATATTATCCCAGTGTGCCCGTTGCTTGACTCCATTGTCCTCTTCGCTCATCGCTCATCTCCAAAAAATAATAGGTGGTGGTTGATACGCTCAACCACCAAAGCGTGGGAGAATAGAAAGCACCTCGATGCCCTCTAAGAAACCCTTATGCCGTAGTGAGATCGGCAACCTTGCCAGAACTTAGCTGGTTGTTCGCTCTCAAAGTGTACTCTACGATCATGTGGACCTTGTCGCTGTCCCCACTCTTCGCAAGCTTCTCTTGCTTGAAAGGACGGAGATAGTCAACAGACCACATATCTTTTTGTACAACCATCGCTGTACGGTCCCGACTGAATCGCGAAGGAATAATTTTAACTTCGCCCCAATCTGAAATGTACAGGTCAGCCGCTCCAAGAATACTGGCATTGTTTGAACCAGCCGTATCCCTGTATAGAGTTGCTATGCCAGCAAACGCGGATAGCTTCCCTTTGTTAAACGGTCCGACAATAACGCAATCAGGTTCGCCTCCATTTGTGAAACAAAGCTGGAGAACCGCCTTGAACAGAGTAATAGTAAACACTCTTTGCGTGGCATCGGTGACAACGTGGGTACTGCCGTGAACAGCGCCACCCGATGTGTTGGTTGAACACCACGATTCGTAACCTCTGAGCTTCCTTGCGCCAGAAGATGACCCTGCATCACCTTCGTACTTGCCACAAAGATCGGTTTCCATATCGCGCTTTAACTCTTTGCCAGCTTTAGCGAGGAGATAACTAAGTTCGTTCTTCCCTCTACCAGCCTTGATTGTAGCGTTGGCCGTACCCGTGACGAGAACTACTTTTTTTGAAATCTGGGTACGGTTGCTGACACGAGCAGTCGCGACCTGTGTTTCAGCCGCGCTATCATCGCCTTCTATAACCGCGTTACTAGCGGCAGCGGCGAGTATGTCTGTTTGCCATTCGTGCAAAGTATGGGTCGCTTTACCGCGACCGATATTCGACATAAACGGTGTCATTGTTGGACTTACGTCATATATGATATTACTGAGGTCTTCACGTTGACCCGTTATATCATAGGTGTCGTAAGTCTGTGCTGGTTGTGCCATAACTTATTTTCCTTATTCTAATAAATCAAAGATAGCAGAAGCGGCATCATCCACCGCGCCTGTTTTTCTTAGTCGTTTAAGTTTATCGGTACGTTTCTTCGCACCGACTTCGCCCTTACTCTTAACAACACCTGACTTAACATATCTAGGAGTGTCAGCCTTGACCTTTTTCTTGACGGGTTGCGACCGTTGGATTTTGTCGTACATCATCGCTTTTCGCAACATCGCCATAGAACGATGGTCAGTCAGCATGGATAACTCTTCGTTAGAGAAGCCCTCGCCTAAACCATAGTCGCGTACATCCTTACTTGTATTGTCATCCCAATCTGGCATGAGGGCAAGTAATTTGTCGCGCCCAGTTTCAACATTCTGGTTGAATTGTTGGGTCTGGTAGGCTTGTGCCTGCTGTAGCATTTGGTATTGCTGTTTGTGGTTGTCATCGATACCTTTTTCAAGTTCCCGTTGCTCGTCCCTGCGTTGCATGAACAACATCGGGTCATCGGTGCGCAACTGGTCCCAGTCGATTTTCTTGTACTCGGCTAGTTGCTTTTCAGTATCGTTCTTCATACCCACAAGGGCTTGTGCATACTGCTGTGCTTGTTGCTGAATCGCCTGTGTTTGTCCTTCCACTGCCCTGCGTTGTTCAGCAAGTTCGCTGGTCTTTTTGCGGTAGTCCGAGTCTTTGAGGTAGCCTGATTGAAGCTCGTCCAAGGTAACATCAACGTCTTTACCGTCTACCTTGACGGTATACACTGGTGTTTCTGTCTGATCTTCATCCTCTGCCTCATCATCGGTTTCGTCTTCGGGCTCTGCCCCTGACTCCGCTTCGACCTTTTCTTTAGATGGTACGGGACGGGGAGATTCGTACTCCTCTTTTTCTTCCCGTTCCTCTATCGCCAGAATCGCGTTTGCCGCAGAATCTACCGATCCATCTTGAACTGGTATAGTTCCCGTTGGGTTGACTTCATCAGTTGCCATAATTTTTTACCTCGTGTTAAAGTTCCGTTAGTTCACGGTTGACTTTGGTTTATCTTCCTGCCTGATTTGTTCGTCTGCCATCTGCCCAGTTTGTAGAACAGTCTGCAACTCGTTGACAAAGTCAGCCAGTATCCTTAACTTCATGTAAACTACTTCACGCCTTTCCTGATCGACAGCCTCGGAGTTGACCCACTCGCTCATGTACCCGTCCGACAAGGTTTGCATCGCGTCCTTGAATACCTCGCTGTCTAATATTCGTTTTGCCTCTTCGCCTTCGCTCGATTCTTTTCTTAGTTCCACTTACTGTCCCCCAACTAAAAAAGGATCACGAAGCGTTCCCTGTACGGACTTGCCATACGGTACACTAAGTAATCCTCCTTGTATTTTTCTCGCCTGTCTTCCAGATGCTGGTTGCCCAAAGTCCGCAAGGACTGGGTTAGAACCTACACCAATACCATGGCCCCATTCATCGCCAGTTACAAAGGCTCTTTCGTGGGGGTCTTGGAGTCCCCATCTTTTTGCGAAAGCCTGCTCCGCTGTCTTGACCTGTTGTGCGTATACATCGTATAGCCTTCTTTCGCTAGTTCCTCCGCTGGTATTGGCAAGTGCTTCCCAATGCGCGTTGGGATTATGAATCCCGTGTCTGTATTCTTGTCCTGTGATTCCTTCATAAGTTAAATATTCTCCCTTGTGTTGTGCCGACCCTGTTGCTATTGAGGCTGGATTATTTTTATCGATCCAGTTCAGAGTATTCAGCCTTTGATCGACTTTAGACTGGAACCCTGCCAAGTCCAGTGTAACATTAGGGTTATCAGTTGTATAGTATAAATCTACCCCCCGTTCACGGTTGATCGGGACCACATACCCTTCCCCCAACCCCAAATTATTCATAGCCTTATCGAGTAATTTCGTTTCTGCGGTGGACAAGGTTCTGTCTAGATTGATCCTAAAAATATTAGATTCTGGGGTTGGCATCTCTATTGCCTTGTAGTATCCAATGGCTTCCTGCTTGGTAGCCCGACCCATTGCCGCCATGCCAATATGCAACCTGTTGATTATATCTGGTGGGACTTCCCCAGCTGCGTTCTCTGGTAACAGTATCTGTATGTCGTAGCCAGCCCGACCCTGTCCTTCCCATACCCCTTCCGTTCTGCGTACCATTTTGTGCGGTATGCCTAGCTCTTCAAATATTTTGTTTTTCCCTGTTCGTTGGTCAATGAAAACTTCATCCATCGCCTTGTGGTAATCATCCATAACGTGGGACGGGGCTGATTCAAGTTCAGGCCAATGTTTAAAGCCAGCAACGTATTCACTTGGCAGGTCACCCTTGCCCCAACCAGCAACCATACCGCCATGCGCTGCTGTTTCTATTTCTTGCTGTGTTGGTGTGTGTTTCATCGCATCCTTGAAAGTCATATCGTGAAATTCCTTTCTATGCTCTTTATATATTCTCCCGTTTGCTTCATCCCACCATCCTCTTTTCTTTGCCAACTTCTGGTTGCGCGGTTGCACCGCATCCCACCTTGCCTTGAACGCGGACCATGCTCCTGCCTGTGCTTCGGCTGGCTTAATACCAAACTGTTCTGCCGTGTCCTCGACCATTCTGGTAAGATATTTATATTGGTTGTCTGTCAAACTTCTACCATGAAAACCACCCAACCGCAGCATATACCTGTCATTGGTTACAGCATCAAAATCACCATAATTATTTTTAAAATAATTCGTCCATTTGTTTGCTCCCTCAATTTCGTTAAGAACATCCGAGGGTCGCACCTTGATTCCTAACTGTCCAATCCGTTTTGACTGGCTTTGGAACATTCCAACATTCGGCATCATGCCACGCATTGTTTGCGCATACCCAGTCAACGTATCCATTATGTTTTGCGCAACTGGACTTGCTGAAGATGTAGTAGAAAGCAAACCAGTGAAATAAGGCTGATGTTGTTCTGGGACATAATCCTTAATCATTTGGTTCATCTTTTCGTACCACTTCCACCCTGTCTTACCTTCCCCAACCAGTTGATGCATCTGTCGCTGGCGTTTCGCTATATCCTGCGGCCTTGTCCCTGCTGGTGTGCCTTTAATTTTTTTCCCCTTCCAATCACCCACCAATTCATTTAATCTGCGTGACAGTACTGGTCCTTTTTTAATACCACTTCTAACAATACCGCCAAGGACTGGTGCTGCCACACCAAGTGGAGTCGCTTCGCTCAACCCACCAAGTACCCCGACTCCCTCACGATAAACATCCGACAACCCACTAGGCGCAGACCTAAAAGAAAGTTCATCGGAGCCACGACTCGGATCATCTCCTATTAGTACAGGTTTAGACTGATCTATAGGTTTGCCATATCGGTCAAAAGGTAAACCAAGATCACTGCCAAGCCGTGGATGCGTAAGGACGCGGTCCTCTGGCTCTTTAGCCATGTTCTGAAATTCCCTGTACAATGGCTTGAACGGATCAACAAATAATGACTTCGCGTCACCACCTATCTCGCCCAACACCGAGCGGATAACAGATGGGTCTAAACCGCCATAGTCAGATTCAGATCGGACATACCTGCCTTGTGCTTCATCCCAACGCATCAGTAAACGTAACCCTTTTTAGGTTTCGTTGGCTTTGTTTTCTTCGGCTTTGTTCTTTTAGTTTTCTTTGCTTTGCTCATCGTCCCAACATTCCATTGCGCCTTGGAGGGTTCATACCAGTCTGGCCAACTAAGTTGCGTATCTTTTTCTGTTCTATTGAACGCTTTAACATTTCTTCATCTCTAGCCCGTGACGCTTCGTCCCGTAACATCTCCAACTGCATCCTCTCAAAAGGATCGGCTGGCAATGGACTCTCCACGGCCTGCTGCTGTTGTTGTTGCATCGGTCTACCCGTGCGCGGATCGATTCGTTGCATATTAGGAAACGCCCTTTGCATCCCCCGTTCCATCGGACTGCCCCAGTTTTGTGGGGTAGCAGTTGGAGCATTTTGCATTAGACCTTGATCTAACCTATTCATCAGTCCTGCCTGTGGATTCACAGCCCCCTGTGCCATCTGTTGCATAGGCGGTCTTTGCATTCCTAACATCTGCTGTTGTTGCATTTGTTGCATCATTCTTGGGTCCATCATTTTTAGTTACCCCACTTTAATAGGTCTACCTGTGTATCCTTCCATCTGCAACTCTGCTGCCTTCAACTGTAACTCCTGCTGATCCATCTGCATCTCGGCCTGCATCTTCTGCGCTTCGAAATCCAGTTTCTGTTTTTCCATCTGCAACTTCTGTTCTTCAAGTTTTAATTTCTGCATATCGACCTGCACCTTCATTGCCTCGACTTGTGCCTTGCCAGCGTTGGGGTCAGGTTGCTGTTGCATCTGCCCTTTCTCTGGGTCGGTCAAGTAGTCTTCCATGTTCTTCAATCCCATGTTGGAACCAATCTCCTTGATGGTGTTGTAGATATTCTTTGGCGTAACCAACAAGCCCATACCACCAGCCGCAACTATCTTCTCCTGCATCTGTGCCAAGGCTTGCAAGTGGACCATGTTCTGGTCCCTGTTCCCGTTGCCCAAACCAACGCGCACGGTAAAGTCAGTCTTGGTGCGCCAGCTTGCAGGGTCAACCGTAATCCATTCGTTACGGAGCCTGACCACTGTCGGCTTGTCCGAATGCTTCTGCAACAATTCGTAAATCATCAGGAACATTTCCTTGATACCTGTTTCAGAAAACATTCTTGCAATCAGTTCGACCTTTGCCTGACTCGATTGCATCTGTTGCATATACGCGGTGGCAGTTGTTTGCTGCAACACGTTAGCATCCAACCCCTGATTAAACTTGGTGACACCCGTTCTTCCATCCTTGACCGTGTCGATATAGTTCAACATTTCGTAGGGGGCTTTACCAATATCAGGCGCGTCTAATCTTCTGACCGCACCCATCTCTTTAACACGAACAACTCCTGCTGGCCTGTTGGTCAAGAGGTCATCCATGTTAACGCGACCGTCAAGACATTCGAACCTGCCGTTGTTCAAGTGATAGATGTTGTCTAATATATTTCTCCATAAAGTTGACTTGATAAGTTGCAGGTCCATAACTATGTCGGCAAGACTGAACCCGTAAAACTTGTGCGGCATCGGCAATGGGCAGATCGATGTAAACGGAATGCGGTCCACCTCTTCATTCAGAATAATACGGTCACCCGTCTTCCAGACTTTTCTTATCGCCCCGACACCGTCACCGTTCCAGTCGCATTTGATATACGCTTCGTCAATCCATATCTCGCGCATGGACGGATCGCTTTCATCCTCGGACATAGATGCCAAGCTGTCATCACGAAAGTTCCGAGCAACTGACTCTTCATCAAAGTTCTGTTCGTCTTCGCTTACATAATCCTCGGCATCAGGAAACCCCATCTCTATCAGGCGCGATACCGTGTAGCGTGAACGGTGGCAGACAAAGCCTGCATCTTCAATCGTCCGAGCCCTGCGCGATATGTAAAATTCTTCTGGGGCAATGACCTCAATTTCAACTCGCCCGTTACTTATATTTTTCTTGATCGTTACGTTATGCTGTACTGGCATCGGGTCGGTCATGCCTACTTGCGGATTCTCTTGATCCATCCAGTCACCATCCGTTTCATCAGCCTGCGCGTCAATACTTGTATGCTCCATAACCTCAACCGCATCGTCCATGATAAGCAACTGAAACTCTTCATCACTCAACCCCTCATAACTCTCCCGTTCCCATTGCGGTTCATCATCCCAGACAACCTTGAATATACCCGTCTTGGATAAGAGCGCGTCCTTCATAACATCGTACAATAACTTAAAGCCATCGTTCTGCCGAAAGAAAACATAGTTGCAGTAGTCGGTGGCCTGCTCTGCCATCTCCACATCCTTTTCATCCTGCGGTTCAAACTTTCCTATCTCATCGCCCGAACCAAAGATGCGCATCAGCATCGGCATGGTCCACTCGATGGTATCCATAACATCAGATGATATTACACTGGACCGCCCATCTATCTCGTTGCCGAATGGCTCGGAGTTGTAATAGTCCATAGCCTTCCTGCGCTGCTCACTCAACTCACTGCTGTAGCTGTTGGACTGTTCGACCTCGCGCTCAATGATAGAGAGCAGTTGTTCGTCAGTCATCTTTTCTTTTTTTCGTTTTGCCATATCAGTTTTTGTCCTTGTTATGAAGCCACCACATAAATAATCCAGCACACGCCAATGCTAACATAATCTTGGTCACTGTCCCTATATACCCTTGATGCCAGTCTAACATAATCTCGGTCACGGTTTCTTTTTCACCCTGACTGGTTTGCGTGGGGCTGGCATCCGATCATTCTTTATAATCTTTAAGACATTTATGTGCGCCTTGTCATTGGATGATAGAGCCATGATAGCCTCTTGCAAGAACAGCATGCCCTGCTCAACTTCCGATAGGCGTTGGTCCAGTGCCGTGTTGTGCGCCTCTAGGTTATTTATATCTGCCTGCATCTTCATGCTCATACGACTGCAACCTCGACTTCTGGCAACTCGCTTTTATACGAGTGCTTGTATGATGACGCGGATTCGTGCGCCATGGTTAAACAGAATGCATCAGCTAGGTCTGGCGATCTCAATCCCCTTTTCTTCATCGATGCCTTGTCCTCAACCTTGATCTTACCTGACGATGTATATTCATAATGGGGCACACTCAATTCAGCCACGAGTTCCTCTGATCCTTCGGGTATTCTGCAATCCCTGCCCTGAAACCATTCTCTCGCCTTGAACCAAAGCTCATCTCGGAGTCGCATATATGTTTTGTCAGATGTGGAAGGAGTTTCTGCCACGTTGATTCCTCTTGCTGGCAAACCCATCTCAGAAAGCCTGTCGCACACACCCGAACCAAGGCCAATACTATCAACCAAAATTTCCGCAGGACGTTCATCTTCAAAGTTCTCCAGTTGTTTCCATGCGTCCATAACTAATCCACAGGTCTGCATCAAATCCTTATTCGACCATGTGGTGATAGGCTCCAACAACTTCTTGCCCTTGCGCTTGCATAGTGCCGTGCGGTCGCTGCCAAATCTGCTGACATCTAATCCCCAGATCACATCCTGCAATGGGTTGACTTCAACGTCACGCTCAACCGCTGACTCTATCAAAGATAACGGGACCACAGTGTCATCTCCTTCGATAGAGAACTCGCCTAAAACGCGAACCCTGTAGACGTTACTGTCGGCCCCATATTTTTCCTTCATCTCCTCAATGAACGCTGGGTCTACATTGTTTGAATCGCTGCACCCAACCTTCATCGTGTGCCACTTGGCACGGTCCTTATGAAACGAATCGTAAAAGTAACCAGAAGTCCTAGTAGGATTCCCAGTCATTATCGTTTTACTGTGAGGCGTGGACATACTGCCCTGCCCCACTTCGAATATAATCGGATCAACACCCGATGCTTCGTCTACAATGAAAAGCATACCACCCGTAGAATGAAATCCTTGGAAGGCTTCGGGTTGTTCTTTCCTCGCAGTACGCGCAACAGCAAAAGACTCTGCCTCTGCCCCGATAACTTCCAACCGTTCATTCCTTAACGCCAGTCTATCTTGGAACCACTTCGACATCCTGCGATACCACTTACTAAGCTCACCCCAAAGAACATCCTGCAACTGATGCGCTGTCGGTGCAGTACAGGCAACCTTGACTGGGTAGCGCGTAACCATAAACCACAAGATACTCCACGCAAGCCAACAGGATTTTCCGACCCCGTGTCCGCTACGAACCGATAATCTATCATGCTTAACTAAGGCTCGCAGTGCCTTGGCCTGCCATTCATCTGGCACGGCATCCAACACTTCCACAACAAAGGCTACGGGGTCATCCTTGAACCTTTCCAGTTGCGCTATTATTTTTTCCCTGTCTTTCATTCATTTCCTGTAGGCAAGAAACCAACGATACCTGATGATCTATTTTCAATTCATGTTTGTCAATCAACATCCCGTGCATCTTCGCGTTCAAGGAAATAATTCTATCCCGTGGTATTAGTTTGATCTTACAACCGAGCCCACCCCCGTCTGGTAATTGAATCGTCTGTATCTCTTGGATTAAGTCGCGCACTCCCCGTGGCACTTCGCTTAAGTTCTTCACAACCAACTCACCGTTATGCAAATCATACAGGTCAAGGATGTCAGCGTTCATCATCTCAGTCGTTTTCGTAATAATCATTTCACGCTTACGATCAACATTGTAGTCAGCCCGACTAACATACTTCTCTATCTCCTTGCGAACTAAAGTTTTCTCAAGTAACTCGTGCCCTTGTTGCATGGCAGAGTTCTTAGCGTAACCAGCAGTGAGCGCACTCTTTGTTGCATTGAAATCTTTAACGTAAGCACGACAAAATGCTTTCTGTTTATCTGTTAGTTCTCGCATCAGTAATCAACAGCCTCATACATATCATCAAGTCGGTATCGCGTGATACTATTAACGTGGTCATCGGGTCGTTGCGCACCCTCATACCGTAGCCATCTATCATCGGGTTCATCCACGCATAAACCTAGCGAAGACGGTACGTTACCAGAACGTATCACATCATTCGCATCGTGAACAACTATTTTTTTTATAGTCGGTTTGGCTCTCACTATTCTCAGCCCTCTTGACTTCTTCAAGGTAGACACAACCCACCGTGGAATCTATTGGCAAGCCAACCGCTTGAGCGTGTTTTGTTCCATCTTCACAGTCCTTTTGGTTCCAATGCATCTCTAATATTTCTACTCGTTCAATCTGCATTGGTCCGCTGAAAAAAACGAGCATTAATAGCCACATCAATCATTCCACACCGCCCACTCGTTAACCATGATAGGAATCTGCTCTAACTTATACTCGTAAGCATTGGCTACAGCTTGGGTGATGATATTAATTGTGCGCAAGTTGCTATCAAACTGCACATGGTTACACTCTGGGCGTGGTTTAATTGAAGTGATTCTAAACAGGAACCTGCGCCCGTTGGCATACTCGACCAGCATCAACCGATTAGGCTGTGGCTGGTAGTCCCTGATCTCGATTGGCGGTGGCAACTTCGGCTCACGATCAGGAGGAGAACCATAAACCAAAGCTACCCCACCAAAGAGTATGGCCAGAGTAATCAGGCATCTATTCCAAAGAGTTAATCTCTTTAATCGTGTTCTCATATTTTCGTACCATCGAGTCAAGCTCAATCACAAACTGTCGTAATTCAAAATAGGCGCCTTCATCCACGCAATACATCTTGGACACAATAGCATCGGGCGGTGCGCCCAGACTACTGCACTTGACCCAGACCTCATGCGGATCAGAAACAGCTACAGGTAATTGCGGATAGGCATACGTTGGATAGGGACCGCTACTTCCGCTTACGCAACCAAGGGCCACGAACAGGGCTATTGTCCAAATGCTTAGAAGTAGCCTCGTCTTCCTGTCGATTGAACTCATTAATATTGCCCATCGCTTTTTTATGTCCGTCCAGCCTGTCGGCATCTTTGCTCTTTCGTCCTACCCTGTACGCCCAGATAAAACCGCCACCCAGCAATACGATCAGGATAATAGCTGTTGTCATTTATTCATTCCAGCACGGACACTTGCCATGCCACCGAACCCTAACATCATGTACCACTCTTTCGGTGCGATCCACCATCCATTCATTTCACAGAACAAACTAGCGACTGCTACCGCGCTTAACATAAAAGTTTTCTTGCCTTGGAAGGCCATCATAATGTCATTCATTTTTTTTTTGCTCCGTTTCCGATGTCGTTAGTGAGAATACCAACCAATGTCATGGACTCCCGTAGTTCATTACGAACTGTGTCCATATCAAAATTAGGGCAGGTCTTGCCTGAGTCTAGCTCGTAGTGGCCTACTACCCTATCCAATGCTACTTCATGCTTATCCATCAGGTCAAGCAATAATCCTTTGAGTTGCGTAAACTGTTTCTTTGTAAAATGGTGGTTGCCAATCAGGCAGATACCGATAGAGTGAGAGTTGTGCCCTTTAACATGGGCTGGCACTTCGTTGATCGGCCTGCCCTCTTCAATCTTGCCATCGTATCTTAAATCAAAATCATTCTTGTTGACCTTGCACCCGTTGGTGATGACATAATTGTAACCGATACCACTCCAACCGAACTCGCGATGCCACTGGTCGATAGCATCACGCGACCCCCAGTCGCTTGCAGAACAATGAACCACGATCAGATTTACAGGACGCGCTTTCATAATAATATTTTATATCCAATACAACTGGTTGGACAAGCTAAAACTCTGGTGTCATCATAGCCCAGATTATCCACACCCAGAGATAAACCACGAACCCGATAAGAATCATCTGGAAAAAAAATTTACCCACGATGACCCCACCACAGGAACCATGTTTTAAATTTATCCCATAGGCCAACAACAAAAGACATGGCACAGGCACAAGATGTTTTATTTATTGTGGGATGCTTACCCATGACGATTTTGTTTTTTTGCGTTTAGGTTGTACATGAATTGGGATAGAAAACGTAACCCCACGGTCAGGGTGAGTAAAGGTCAACGACTGAAGCGGTGGCTCAAATGGTAAGTTCAAATTATACGCATACTCATCGTAACCTTTAAGAGAGCCATTGACTATCAAACGCCTTGACTGCCACAGGGTATGAAAGTGACCCATCATAAGAACATCGTACTCCTGATTGATCTGACTATTGCGTGATCTTTTTTTATGATCTCCTCGCATAATAGGCATTAACGCACCAGTGATTCCATCACCACCTCTAAACTGATCGCCATGCGTTAAACAATAGCGTGTATCATAAATTTTAAAAAGCGCATCGGGTCCATCTGGTATTAAAAAAGATACGCGCCTGTCTGCCTTCCCGTCATAAGGGTGGTAGTGCCGCCTCAACAGCTGGTACAGTAACCAGTCAAAGTTTGTGTACGCCCTGCCCTTATGCCTTGGTTTCCTTGAAGTGCGCCCGTGGTTCCCAGTAACCCCAACGATAAAAACATTCGGGAACTTTTCAAGCAACTGGTTCACCACCCAAGTCAGAACACCCAACAAGTCCAGCATCGTCTGCATCATCGTTGACTCATTAGACTCGGTGAGTTCCTCGTGTATATCGCCTGCAAACATATCTCCACCAAGGGCTAATACAATCCCCTCATACCTTGGATTAACCATGTGGTTGAACATAAGATCAATCGCTGACTCAACCAAACACTTAGCACGTTCATGTGCAATCTTCAAGCTGAAAGAATTGTCAATCCCACCCATTTCGTTTTTGTCTATAAACTCACCCCAATGCCAGTCACTGCAAAACAAAGTCGGGATACCAGCCGAGTGCATATTTTTTTCCAGTGGGCTGATTAACCAGTCAGGGGGAGCAGGCTCCAGCTTTGCAATCTTGAAAATCTTTTCCTTGATTTCTTCTGCCCCCATTTCTTCAAACTGAATCTGCTTAAGTTGTGCCTGTAGAGCCTTGACCTTGCGCTCCAGCACATGAACCTCGCGCCCATACCTTGGCTCGATACCCTCGCTTGGTTTCATCCCAAGTTTTATCGCCCTGTTTGCTCTCTTGCCAGTAGTTGTTTCTGGCAGGCCAGTTGCCTTGTTGACCGCGTAAGATGTACCGTACTCGGTCATCAGGTCTAACGCTTTCTGCAACAGACCTCTGGTTTCTGGGTCAGGTTTCTTGTCCATCATCAACACCTCTAATAATTTCTATATCCATAACCCACCGCTTCGGGATATTTATCTTTCCTCGGTACTCGTCCTTGCTGACTCGCTTGTCGTTGGTCAGGACTATATCGCCCTTGGACACACCAATCCACAGGCCGTAACTGTCATAGATAACCGATAGGTGGTCGCGGAGTAACTCGGAAGGGGAACCATCGTCACAGGCATCCGCACTGGCATCAGGCCAGCGCACCCGTACTAATGAACCTTGGGGGATAGTCTTAAGGAATTTTTCTGTTGCCTTCTTCGTTTTCATCGAGCAGTACCACCGCAAGTAATGAGTACACAGCGTTATCTATAAACGAGTCACGGAGAGATTCGTTTTTCAAATCTCCGTTCTTGAAAAAGTTTTCGATGCGTTCCCACTTGTCCTGCATTCGGATTACAGTGCCAATCACGGGTTGCAACCCTAATCGACTGCACCCCCTAAGGTTGGCTAGGCAATCCTGCTCGTTGGCATAATCTATATTTTTCTTATCATGCAGTTCTGCTATCTCTTCCAGCAGCGCATGGAATTTTGGATTTCTAATTTGGCACATCCTTTTCGTTATCGGATGGGTCGGCTGGGGGGTAAACAATTTCTATCCCCTGACAACATTCTTCAACGACACACCCACATCGGCTACACTTGACCGAACCATGGCACTCCACCATCTCTTCACAATGACATCGTTCACATTTCATAATCAATACCTATTGACAAAACGGTTCCACATTCTGCAATCGCGCAACAGCCTGTCAATGAAGACACAGCAGATGCCAAAATCGAGCAAGACAAAACCGAACTGTTTCGTTACGAAAACCCAAAGATACACCCAACATAATTGCATCCCCAGACCAAAGGCTACCCCGTACCGTTTCCGATTCGTAATCATCCAGATAGAAACCAGCGTACAGGCAGATAATGCAAGCTCAACAAAAAGCATCGTTAACTCCTAAAGCATTATAATAAAAAAAGTTATCACAGTCAAACGCCATGCTTGCGCTTCTGTTTATATATGTTGGACATATTGCGCCCACACTTTGGACTGCAAAATTTTGTATTGCGTGGGTTGATCGCGTAAAACTTTGCCCCACACATTCCGCAAAAAAGTTTCTTCGCGTCAGGGTGTTGTGCCTTGTACTCATCGGCAGACACGCCCTTGTGTGAACGGCTTCGCGTGAGAGTCGCATCAAACCTAACCGCGACCTCTTCCCTGCTGATTGTTTCCTTCAGCCTCATGCCGTCTTTCCAACACAACTCTTTTGTCGGCCTGTATATCTTAACCTCGCTTAACATAATATTTCCCTCACAATAAATACTCTAGGATAACAGACCGTGCCTCTTCAAACCCGTAGCACACCTCGCACTGGTAGCCTGCCCGTGTCAGCCGAGTGATCCATTCCTTCTGGTGCTTGCTCGGCTTGTTGTTGCCGTACTTCAATTCAATAAACAGGCCGTTATATTTTTCCATCCCCTGATCTCTGGGCGTGGCTAGAAAAATGTCCAACACCCCAGCCTTGACACCCTCGGCCTTTAATTTTTTAGCGACAAACAAATGCCTAGCGCCACCGTTAGGAATCGCAAACATATTTCTTAGCTCTGGGTATTCTTCCTCGTTGCTACGCGCCCAGTTAAACAGGCGCACCTGTTCGTCATGCTCTGGTTGCGCTCTTTTTTTTGCCATATCAAACCACAGCCTTCCACAGTTGAGCCTGCCTGCCTGACTTCGTTACCCTCGTTTCGTTGGTTCTTTCGACCAACCCCTGCCGTTCCAAATCTACCATTCTACGCGCAACCTTGTTCTGGTTATCAAACCCCAACCGTCCAGATATTTCTTCATAGTTGAGTGACATCGGGGACACCGACACTAGAAGATTTTTTATTAATAAACAGTGTTTACCTGCCAGCCCCTTCGCTGAACGAGCCGCCATGTCAGATGTGTCTGGGTCTGAATTTCTTCTATGCTCTATATGATTATACCACGGGGGGTCATCGGCATTCACCCGTACAGGTATGTCAAACAACTTTCCTTGTTTCGGTTTATTGGTCATCTGTCACGCGCCTCGTCCCGTGCCAAGTTTTTTTTTCGTTCCCTTTCGTTGGTAGGGTCAGGCTTGGCGTTGAACGGATTAACCTTACTAACGTGCGAGTATTGAGTAAAGTCGTTTCTGTGTGGGTCTTCACCACGCGCCCTCATCTCTGCAAAAAAAACTTTCTTGGCCTCGTGGCATGGGTGCAGTTTATATTGCGGTCGCTCTGGGTGTACCAACGGCAACTTCGAATACCTGTGGCTGGCCATGTTGCAGATAGCACAACGCGCCAGATATTCACAGTGGTTACCCTCTAGGTAAACGAGTACCCCATTGTCACACCAGTCACAGCCCTGTATTATTTCCTCTTCTGAAATCCCGACCGCCCGTGCATACGCTGACTTGAAGTCACGCAAGGGTGGAAAATAATCTTCCTGTCTGAACGCTTGGATAGCCTTAAGGAACCCGACCTTGTCCATACGCTCACACTCTTCCAGCCACTGGTTGATAAACCTGCCGTCCAGTTTCCTGCCGATCCATGCCTCTAGTCGTTCTATCTCTGATTTGATAAAGTTTTCCGTAATCATCGGAGTCCTAGCTCCTCTCTAAGTTTTTTAGTTTCCTCTCGTTCCTTTTGGTCCGCGTCCGAAACAACATGGAGCGGTGTCGCGTTAAGGTAACCCTCAAACTTGGTATGGGCGAACAGGGTCGATGGTCGCAGGTACTGGTTCATCTTAGGATCATCAATCCATTTTGTCACCATGTTTAAAACCACTGTTTTAAATTCGTCCACGGTGTGGCCTTCTAACAACCTTGCGTTGATGAATCCGATACTTGTTTTTTTCGGTAAAAACTGCTTTTTGGTTTTAAGATTTAAGTAGGCTAAAATCTCTAGGGATTTTTTTGCCCTATCTATCTCTGCCTCTTTATTATATGCCTCTGCCTCTGCCTCTGCCTCTGCCTCTGGGGAAGCATCATGCTCACAGTCTGCTAGAGAACCGCTAGACAGCGAGATGAACCCCTTATCAAATAAAGGTTTGAGGTTCATTGTGCCCTTGATACCCAGCTTGTTTTTAAGCCACTTTTCATCGTACTCAATGTGGTTGTCCTTCTGGCTTGCGAGGAGCCATATCAGCATCAGTTGCAACTTGCTAGCATCAGGCAAGCAATAAAACTCGTGGTCATCAAACAGTTCCCGATGGAGTTTTATCCAAGGTGGATGCCTGTCTTTGTAGTGTTGAAACTTGCTCCAGTTTTTTACTTCGAAATATTTTTTCACCCGTGATCTCCCAAAAAAAAACACCCCCCACGAATGGGGGGCGCGGTGGTTAAAATGGTACGTCTTCTTCTTCTTCTTCGAAACCAAAGAACCCAAAACTTTCATCGACCTTCATCCTGCCTTTTTTTGGGTCTTCAACCAAACGAATGTTGACGCGCAGGTTAATCAGGTTATCCTCCGTTGCCTCATAGTCACCGTCCTTCCGCTTCGGCACTCCGAGAATCTTTAGTTTCTTCGCGGAGATTCCTCTAGCGTTTGGACTCAACGAAATAAAAGCAGCGCACAGCGATTCACCTGTTTCGGCATCGTTAAGAAAAAGTTGAATGTATGGATGCTTGCCTGCATCGACCCTCGTGACAAACGTAGCACCCGTGACTTTAGCGATATAGGTTCCAGCCTTCGCTTGCTCAAACCCACCGCTGTTTTCCGTATCCTGTTCACTAAAAATAAAACTCATTGCACTTCTCCTTATTTAGTTGCAAGTTTTTCTTCCTTATTTTTAAAAAGATCGCGCAACTCTTCACGGTGTGCGTGAGTCAAGTACCTGCGCTTAGAGTTAGCCTGTTCC